TATTAATAAGATTTCAAAAAATTTATTAAGTAGCTTTAAAAAAAAACTAACTAAAGAAGAATTAGGAAGAAATCTTTCTACTCAAAAAGGTGTATTAAGTACTGTTAATGATTCTGGGACTATAAGTCCGGATAAACTTGCATTATCTCACGGTTTTGACAATTCAGTTTTTTTTAATGAAGAAGACCATGATGAAGAAGAAAACTTTGTTACAATTAGAAATATTTTAACAAAAATAATTGTAAATAGTAAATAAAAATTTTTATAATATTTCTATCTTTTAACTTTCTTCTTTAGAATATATTTTTCTCTGTATAATAAATCGTGGAAAGCTTGAATAACTTGTTTAGTAATGTCTTCAACTTTTGAATCAAAGTCTTTATCTATTTTTTCTACATTATTAAACTCAGACTTTATAACATCTTTAACTTTCTTTTCAACTTCTTTTTTCTTGAATTTTTCTAATTCTTTTTTAATCATAGATTTGATTTTTCTCAAATCAGATTTTGTTAAATTTTCATTTATCATTTGTATACCTCTAATTTATATAGGATTTAATTTTGAATAATAATAACTGGAATAAGTATTTTCCTTATAATAAACCTAGACAACAGCAAGTAACAGTAATCAATAAAGTGCTTGAAGAATTTAAAAATGGTAAAAAATATGCTATTATTGACTGTGGTACGGGTGTTGGAAAATCTGCAATTGGTTTAACAATCGCAAGGTCTATAATAAATAGTTCTGAGTATGGTGGTACATTTGAAAATGGAGCTTATTTTTTAACAACACAAAAAATACTTCAGGATCAGTATGAAAAAGATTTCTCTAAAGCATCAGGACTTATATCTTTATACTCATCTTCAAATTATACCTGTAAAAATGATAAAAAAGTGTCTTGCAAAGAAATACAGGCAGGTTTAAGAGCAAATAGTTTACCTAAAAGTTTTAGCAGTTGTAGTTATGATTGTGTTTACAAAAAGAAAAAGAAAGACTTTGTTGAAAGAGAACTAGGTATTACTAATTTTAGTTATTTTTTAACAGAAAAAAACTATAGTCAAAAAGTACCAAACAAAAAAGTTTTAGTAATTGATGAAGCACATAACTTAGAAAACGAATTATCTAGATTCATTGAAATAAGTATTTCTTCTTATTTTTCTGATAAAATACTAAAATTAAAGGTACCTAGCGATTTAAATACGCAATTTAAAGCTTATAAGTGGATTAAAGATGTTTATTATCCTGCAGTTAAATCCAAATGTGAATTTATTGGAAAACAATTATCAAAGTTTGGCATAACTTCAGATAAACTAGAAGAATTTCAAAAAATTACAAAAAACTTTGACATGCTATCAGCACACGAAAAGAAAATATTACAATTTATTAGTTTATATGACAAGGATAATTGGGTATTTGACATTGAAGAAAAACAACATAAAAATAAAAGATTTATTTTTAAACCTATTGACGTTTCACACTATGCAACTCAATATTTACTAGACTACGCAGATTATATAATTTTTATGTCTGCAACGATTATTTCTCATGAAGGTTTTAGTCTTACTCTTGGTTTACCTTTTGATAAAACTGTTTCTATAAAAGAAGGTTCACCTTTTCCTATAGAAAATAGACCTATAATATTTTCTTCTTGCGGAAGCATGTCATTTAAAAATTTACAAAATACTCTGCCTAATATGATTAAAGCTATTGATTCAATATTAGAAAATCATAAAGATGAAAAAGGTATAATCCATACGCATAGTATAAAAATAGCTGAAAGTATTCATAAAAAATTGTCAAGAAAATATAAAAATAGAATTTTAATTGCTTTTGGTAGTGATAGAGATAAAATTTTAAAAAAGCATATGACTTCGAAGACTCCAACTGTATTATTGTCCCCATCGATGGCTGAAGGTGTAGATTTAAAAGGTGATCTTTCAAAATTTCAAATATTATGCAAAGTACCTTTTCCATATCTTGGTGATAAGGTAACTAAAAAGAAGATGACTAAATGGAATTGGTGGTATGATACTCAAACTGTAAGAACTATTATTCAAAGCATGGGTAGAAGTATTAGATCTGAAAAAGACACAGCTGTAACCTATATATTAGATGATGACTGGAGAAGACTTAAAAGTAAATCTAAAAAGCTTTTTCCAGTTAGCTTTTTTGAAAATTATCACGAATATTGAGGTAAAAATGAATGATATAAAATATACAGGTGCAGGAATAATCTGTTATATAGACAATACAAAAGGTACAATAGCAGAGCTAGACAAAGATTATTTGTTTCTTATACTAGAAGACAAACAAGATCGATATGATTTTCCTAAAGGCGGATTAGATCCTAATGAGCCACTTCTAGATTGTGCTAAAAGAGAAGCATTCGAAGAAGCTAATATTAAATCATCTAATATAGAAAAGTTTTTAGTAGACAGTATAGATAAAGCATATATTTGTGGAAGCGGTTTAGTTTTGTTTCTAGCTAAACTGGATATTTATTCTATTGGTAGCATAAAAATTAAATTTAATCATATAATTAACAATTTTGAGCACAAACAAAAGTTTTTTTATCTGACTAAAGAAGAAGCAACAACAAACGAAGAAAAGAAAAATAAAGAGACATTTAAAAAAATGCCTTTTTATTTAAACAAAAGTTTAGACTGGGCTTATAATATAATAAAAAATAGTGAGATATGAACAGTCAGCTTCTAGAATTATTTTATAAGTTAAAAAAATTTAATACACAGTTTAAAAATAACAAGTTAAGATTTGTAACAAACAACAGTGTTTATGAAAGTAATTTTTTCTATACATATCTTTTACAACAATGTGAATTACTTAAAGAAAGCCCTTATAAAGATATATTATTTAATTACTTGATAAAGTCAGAAAGAATATATCCAGGAAGCTCATATTATGTCACAGAAAAGCTTTTAAACATTTTAAATGGTAATAATAACAAAAATAAAAAAATAAAAACAGAAAACAATATTGAAAATTTTAAAAAGTATTTAGATAATGTTTCTACAAGTAAAGAGTACGCTGATTTATTTTTAAGTATTTTAAACTTTAGTGGTCCAGATGCAACTTTGTCTTGTAAACCAACTGACAATGTTGAAACAACAATTATTAAAAAAAATAATACAAAGTTTGACATTTCTATACACGAAAGCTTTAGAGGGATATATTTTTCAAATCAAAAAGAAACAACAAAACAATTTATCATTTCAGTAATGGATGTATATATTGAAAAAGAGTCAGAGATAATGACGCTTATAAATTATAGTTACGAACAAAAAATGCCTATTTTACTTATTTGTAGAGGAATATCAGACTTTGCAATTAATGCTTTGAAAAATATAATCTTAAGAAATAATATTTTTGTTTACCCGTATATAGCGAAGTTTGACAATGAAGATCCATTTTTACTACAAGATATTTCTAATGCTTTAGACGTAAATCTCTTTGCGCTAGATGCAGGTGATAGTTTATATTCAAGTATAGTTGAAAAAACTAATAACAAAAAATTAAAATTAAAATCAGATAGTATAGAAATTTTTGATATAAACAAAAGCCTTGTAAAAAAGATCAATGAACAAATTAAAAACGCCGATCAAGATTTAAAAAAATATTTGTTAAAAAGAAAAAATAGAATATCACCTAATATTGTTGAAATTAATATTCCAAAAGATAAAACCAAGTTTATATCAGAAATTAGAAGTTTAATAAGATGTTATAATAACTGTATATTGTACGGTTTATTAAAAGATGAAAATGAAATAATATATTCACGAAAAGAAGATCTTATAACAGAGAAGTTATCTGGTAACTTATATAATACGTTATTAAATATAGGTTATACGATAAGAAAGGATAACAATGTCTAGTTATATAAAGCATTTAATAGAGTGTCAATGTATGCTCAATATTTTTAAAAACAAAACAAAACCTGTTTATCATAAGTTTAAAGTATTTTCAGAAATTGATGACAATGATGAAGTTAAGGAAAAATATGTAATTTGCAATAATTGTGATATAGTTCATAGAGTTACTGAAGTTTGTAAAAGCGAAATCAAATGGGGTGCTGAAAATCTTAAAAGTATGGTGACTACAAAAGAAGATATTAAATTTAATCTTGAATCAAAAAATTTTCAAAATATTGTTTTAGAGTTAGAAAAAAATGACGTTGATTTGTGTGAATGGGAATATATTGAGCACTTAATTGAAAATAATGAAGAGGGGCAAATAATATTAAACAAAAATGAAATTGATAATAATATAGTTTATAACATTCTTTATATTAAAGGTAATAATTTTTCAATTAAAAAAGAAATTCAACAAAGGTTTCTATAAATGTTAGACCCAAATGATGTTATTGATTTCAAATCAATAGAAAAATGCAGAAAAATCAACAAAGAGATCATTGACTTTGGTGTTAATGATAAAGAAATTATTAAATTAATAGAGCTTTTATCTTTTGAATTGGAAAATACTACTTTAATGAAAAGTATTCATTCTTTATTGAAAGAAAAAGAAGAAGTTCAAAAAGAAAACAAAAAAGAAAATTTAATTATTTGAAAGGAAAAAATATGTCAGATATTATTGAAGAGCAAAGTGAAGAGTTTACTCCACAAGATATTAATGATTTTTATGGTAGAGTAAGACTTTTAGTTGAATCTATGGAAGAAGATGCTTTAAAGGCAAACGGCGGAAATAAGGCAGCAGGAGTTAGATTAAGAAAGAGTCTAAGATATCTAAAGCAATTTTCTGGTGATTTTGTTAAGTTTACTTTAGGTAAGTAATTTATTTAATTTCATAAGTGAGTTTTTTTCTATTTGACAAACTCTCATTCTTGTAATATTAAATAAATCACCTATTTCTTGTAATGTCATATCTTTATTTTCGTTAACTTTGTTAATAATGCAATTGTTAGATGATTCTAAGTTATGCCAATATCTACACTTTTGATTGATACAAGCTTTTTCGCAATTCTTATGGGCTGTAAAACAAGTTATATTTGAGTTCTCAAGTGTCATTATAAAACCTTTCTATTTATTATTAAGACATAATTAGTATTATAGAAGTGTTAGAAAGGTTTTATAATGACACTTGAAAACTTTAAAAAGCTTTTTGTTGTTGATACTAGTGTTCTTTTATATGACAAGAGTTGTATAGAAAACTTCAAAGGCAATGACATTGTTATTCCACTTGTTGTTTTAGAAGAATTAGATAAATTTAAGTCCAGAGAAGGTATATTAGGAGAAAATTCAAGATATTTCAATAGATTTTTAGACGATTTAAGAGATAAAGGTAGTTTATATGAGGGTATATACATTGATGAATTAGATTCGTCAATAAAAATAGAGTCAAATAATTGCTGGAAAGGTTTAACTAATTTAGATTCAAAGTCAAATGACAATTTAATAATAACAACAGCAAATTATCTTAAAAACAATAGTGATTATGAAAAAGTTATTGTTATAACTAAAGATATAAACTTAAGAGTCAAGTGTGATGCTGTTAATTTAAAGGCTAACGACTACTATGCTGATTATGAATTTCTAATAGATAAAAATGTATATTCAGGCATATCTCAGATTGATGTCGATCATGATACTTTAAATTCTATTTATGTTAATAAGTTTATAATAATCAATAAATTAAATATTGACAACGAATTAAGTGAAAACGAATGTGTTGTAATAAAATCAATTGAAGATGGTTCTTCAGCACTAGCTATTAAAAAGTTTAATAGTTTGCAACTAGTAATGAGCAAACAAGAGATATTAAAAAAGTCAGGTATTGATCCTAAAAACAAAGAACAAATATTTGCTTTGAATTTATTACTTGATGAAGCAATATCTTTAATTACAATGACAGGTGTTCCAGGAAGTGGTAAAACATATTTAGCTTTAATGACAGCCTTAAAAGAAATCGAAAAAGAAAAAAAGAAGAGAATTATTTTTACTAGACCAATACAGACTGTTGGTAAAGATATTGGTTTTTTGCCGGGTACTTTAAATGAAAAAATGGCGCCTTGGTTGTCACCTATCGTAGATAACTTTAGAAATCAATTTGGAGATATGACTTATTTCAATATGATGATGGAAAAAGGTACAATTGATGTTGCACCTTTATCATATATTAGAGGCAGAAGCTTTAATGATGCAATTATAATTGTTGATGAAGCACAAAATGCGACTGTTCACGAATTAAAAACTGTAATTACACGTACAGGAAAAAATTCAAAAATATTATTATTAGGTGATATTGAACAGGTTGATTTGCCATATGTAAATAAGTTTTCAAATGGTTTAACTATTGTAACAGAAAAACTTAAAAACGAAAAGCTTGTAGGTCACGTTCACTTTGAAAAAGGTTATAGATCTGATCTTGCAAATGCTGCTGCTAAGCTTTTATAGGAGTAAAAATGACATCTAAATTACAAGATCACAATAGAATTCGAAAAAATTATCCTCTATTAAGAGTAAAGCCTGTTTATAAAGGATGTTTCTCTGCAGAAGAAGTTGAAAATATGACAGGTATTGACGTAGAAACTGCAATAATTAGCTTTACTAATGAACACCAAAAAGATTATAATTTTACTAAAACATACACGGAAATTCCTGTAATTGCATTAACGCCAGAAGATGAAAATGTCAACATATTTGTAACCAGTTTAGATACAAGTAAAATGACTATCCAGAGTTCAGCACCGTTTACAGGTAAAGTTCATATACAAGTATTTAAGGCTAGTTAAAATGTCACTTAATCACGAAGTTGGAAAAGTTTTAATACCAAGCGGTAGCATTAGTGTGCCAGTTAATTTTCAAAAAAATTATTCTACAATACCTTCAATAAAAATAACTACTAATAAAAATATCAACATATTTATTAATAATGTAACTTCTAACGGGTTTTCTATAGAAAAAAGTGAGTTAGAAGAAGCAACAATTTACTATACAGTGATTGGAAGTTAAAATGGCAAGAGATTTTTTAAGTAGTCAAATAAAAACAACTAAGATTATAGGTGCAGATGCTACTTCCCCACAAATTTTAGTTTATCCATCAACTAGTGCAACTGATAATACAGGTGGGACTGCCACTGATATGTTGGCTAAAGTTGGTAGTGATGTATTTTTATTTGTTAGTGGCTCTAAATGTGGCAAAATTAATAATACAAATAACTCGGTTGCGCTGTTTGGTGGTGATGTTGTTATTAGTGGTTCGTTATATGTTGAACAAGGAAATACTAGTCTTTGGGAAGCTGAAGAAGACCCAATTCTTTCAGACTGTCTAGTTCCTACAAACATAATTGACGGAGACACTGGAATATTTGCAATGGATTTCGTTCCTTTGTTTGATGAAACTGGTCATATGATAGAAAATTCTCAATATACAATGACAAGTAGAACATATGGCCCCGATAAGCATTTTGAGTTTGATCCAGCAATTGATAGCGGGCAAAATAACAATGTAATGCCAAGAGAAAGTTCAGTTTGTTCGCTATAAATCAAATATTAATTTTTTATAACACAATATTATTTAACTGTATAGCAAGTATATTTAGATTAGAAAAGTAAAATAGGAGTCAGATATAAAATGGCAACAAAAAATTTAGTACCTAGAGCAGACCTAGAAGGACAATTAGGAATAGTATCGCCTGTCTTAAGAAGGTGGAAGCAAATTAATGCTGGGACAGGTCAGTTTGATTTACTCAAGACAGATGAATTACAAAATACAACTGGGCAGCCCCTGCTTGTTGCAGGTGATACTAGCGTTAGCATTGTAAGAGAAGAAACTGCTGATGGTTGGCAATACAAGTTTACATCTCAAGGAGGTAGTGGATCAGCAGTTTCAAATAAAATATTTCAAGGAACAGGAACTGATGAAGTTAGCGTTGAAGCAATATCTGATGCTAGTAACAAAGAAATTAAATTTTCTATAAATAGTAGTTTAGGCTGGCGAATTGATGAAAATGGGCATATGTTGCCTTATGCTAATAATACTAATAATATAGGTAGCGCAACTGAACGCGTTAAAGAAGTATTTTTAATGCCAGATGCTCTTACTTTTGCAAATGGTAAAATCAATGTTAGCAGTAGTAAAAGACTGCAATTTGGGATTTCTAGCGGAGGTTCACATGTATACGATGATATATCTTTAACAAAAAGCTCAGTTAAAGTTGCAACAACTCCAAATGAACCTCATCATTCTACTCTTCTTTATACTAATAGTAATACCTTGACAGCTACCAGCGATGGTCACGCGGCCACGATTGATGGAATAACTTTAACTCAGAACGATAGAGTTCTTGTAACTAATAGAGCTACTAAAGCACAAAATGGTATTTATACTGTAGTAAATACAGGATCAACAACAGAGCGCTTTCAACTTCAAAGAGCATCTGACCTTAATATAGGTGCAGACTTTGTAGGTACAAGTGTTTCAGTACTTGAAGGAACAGATAACGGACAAAAAGTATTTTTTGTAACTCCACCCGCTTCGGGAGGATCAATTGTTGGTACGCATCATCAAAATTGGATAACTTTTGGAGATAGTTTAAATACTTCTGGAGTTCAAACCACTATTCAAAATATGTTTGATTCTAGTAATCAATTCTTATTTGATTCAAGTACAGGTACGTTTCAAACAAAACTATCTTTAAACGACTTGGCCGATGTTAATGTTGGTACGCCTGATTTAGATGATAACAATAAAGTTCTTAAATGGGATAATACCACTAGTAAGTTTGTTTTAGGGACTGATAATTCAAGTATGACCAGCGCTGACATTGGTACTGCAGTCGGCGCAATGGTATCAGATAATACAGAAACAGGTATTGAAGTAACCTACCAATCTTCAGATAATACTCTCGACTTTGTGGTTAACTTATCTAACGTTTCTTCGACTACTTTAAATGATGGCGCTAATCTTGTAAGAACAACTGAAAATGCTACTTTTGGCGCCTATACTTACAACTTTACAGGTTCAACAATTACTGTTGCGAGTCCTACAGCAGATAACCACGCAGTAAGCAAGCAATACGTTGATAATTTAGTTTCAGGACTAAAAACAAAATCTTCAGTTAGACTTGCAACAACGACAGCTGCTGATTTAAACGAATTTACTTATGATAATACTGCTGCAACTTTAACTTCATCTGCTAATAGTTTAACCATTGACACTAAGACTGTAGCAAATGGTGATAGAATACTTGTTAAAGACCAGACAACTAAAATACAAAACGGTATTTATGTTGTAAGTGGCGTTGGTAGTGCTGTTGTTTTAACAAGAACATCAGATTTAACAACTAGTGACAATGCAGCAAGTGCATATGCATTTGTAGGTGAAGGAACTCAAAATGGTGATAAAGGTTTTGTTTGTACTTCTACAAGCCCAGATGATGTTGTTGGTGCAGACAATATTGAATTTACTGCATTTTCATCTTCATCTCAAGTCATCGCAGGTTCTGGTTTATCCAAGACAGGACAAACACTTTCAGTTAATGTAGATGGTACTTCGATTAAAATAAATGCTGATAATAATCTTGAAGTTGGAGAAATTTCAGCTGGTGTCATTACTTCAGGAGAAATTGATATAAATCTTCTTCCTACAAGTATTCAAAATCTAACAACCAATCAGTTTGATAACAACGATATTAATCCAAGTTCTCTTTTAACTGCATTTAATAATTCTAATATACTCCTGCATGATTTAGATACATTTATTGTACATGATACTAGTGCGGGTGTAACTAGAAAAGCATCTTCTGCCAGAATTTTAGAATACATTACTGATGCATTTACCGGTGAAGTAGACTTTGAAGCAAAATACACAGTTGACGGTCTTAGATATATAGATACAACATTGAATACAGCAGCTATCCAAGACAGAGATGATAAAGCTACACCTGTAGCTGATGATTATTTCTTAATATCAGACTCTGCTGACACCAATAAACTTAAAAAAGTGAAGCTTTCTGCTATAACTTCATCTGCCCTTGATATTGATGGTTTATCTTTGACAAATAATAATGATGCACCGTTATCAAATAATGATAAACTTGCAATATACGAAGAATCTTCTACGTCAAATCGTAAAATAACAATAAATCAATTAAAATCAACTTTAACAGGCGTGAAATCATTAATTTTTGAAGACATAACAATAAATGATACAACAAAAGTTATTCAGCCACAATATCACTATAATTTACGCGAACGCGCAGAAGGATCATCAACTTACACTTTTATATTTTATGATAATGATACGAATTCTTCTAGATATAAGAAGCCAATAGAAGCATTACCAGGAGAAATTGTAAAAATTTCTTTAACAGCTAATAATGATACCAGATTTTATGATTCGCCGCTGGATCCAGCGACGACGGCAGCATCCGGTGAGGAGCTTGACCGTAGAAAAGTCAGTATGACAACAAACGTATTTGTTGAGCTTGAAGCTGAGAATACAATTAAATATAGTCAACTAGATTTAATAAAACCTCTTGAATTTATATATACTGTTAATTATGATACAGCAGGTGATGAAATTGCTGATTCTGGTAAATGGCGACCGTATGTAGGAAGTAGTTTACATACTCCGCATCATCAACACGTTTATAACGATGGCACAGCACAAGCAGCGTTTAGTGCAACTTTGTGGGCTAGATATAGAGATGTATATTGTGCTGTCAATGCAACTTCATTCACTTGGCGTATACCTTCAGCGAAGTCAATGTTTACAGCCGGAGCTAAGCATGGTGAGTATAAAATTATTCATATTAATCTAGCTAGACTTAAAGAGTTAACGTTTGAATCTAGCGAAAATGATATTATTTATCAATCCTCAAAAGATAGGAAAGATCTATTATATAAGCCAAAAAACAACAGCAAATCTTTTACGATTAATAATCAAGTTGGTAGCATTCCTAAATTTAAATTAACATTTCATACTTATCTTAATAACTCTACAGGTGCACACTCGAGCCTTAAGGGAACCAGAGAATGTTATTGGGACATAGATATAGAAAATGGAAGTATGTCTATTTTTCCGGATGGTACATTAAATGGACAAGTACTTGTTGCTGCTGTAAACAGTCCTGCAGTACCTACATCAAAATATCTTGAAAATGCTAATATTGCGCCTGAAGCAGCGATAGACTTGTCAAAGCTTGCTAAAGTTTCAACAGCTAATAGACTTTTAGGCGCAACTACAGCAAATGCTGCAATTACAGAAGTTCAAGTTGAAACAGACATGATTAAAGATAATGCTGTTGAAGTAGAAAAAATAGAAAAAATAGAAAACAAAAAAGTTCTAGGAAGTCTATTAAATACAGGCGCACAGTCAGGAGAAAGCAACCCAGTAACTCCTGTCAATGTAATTGATGATCTTGCAGCATTTGTATCAAATATTACAAATGAACATACTAATCTCGTTACAGCAGCTGCTGTTAAAAAATTCGTTCTAGATAGTCTAGATAGTCAAGCCGGAGGTGATCTTGCTAATGCAAGATCAATTTATGCATCTGTTAATACTAGTGATATTATGACTGTTGGTGATACTGGAAGAACAACATCAGTTGCTTCTGGCTCAAATACAATTGTAGGAACAGCTCAGCTCACAATAGACGATGTAGAAACGGGTGTTATAATGAGAAGACACGATACTTCTGGTATTGACTACAATGAAACTGTAGATCCTATACCTTACCCTATTACTGCGATGAAAAAGGCACTTAAAGGAAATCTCCAGGTCTTCACAGGTGTCCGGACGTATGTAGGTTACTTAATGGGTAATGTCTTCGGTCCGGCTAACCAGCATCAGTATCAAAGGTATAATGCAGGTACAATAACAGATGCAACTACATTTTCTGAATACACATTTAGAAATTGTTATAGAATTCAACTTCCTCCAGCAGAAACATTTTTCAATAAATACGGATCAACTGAAAGTCTTACATTACAAATGGAATCCCACAATGCAGCCACTACCAACCAGGGAAATCGCGCGTATGGAATGGTAATATTGCCTCATCCCAACTCTGTGAGCAATAGATTATTAGGAACAAAAGATTTAGCATCAATACCCGCTCACGCAGCTGGAGATAAACCTTATGTACTTATTGATGCTTACCAAAATGGTAAATATTTTTTCACAGATGAAGGAAACTATTGGTATGCCTCAAGAACTTTTTCTTCTGGTGATTCATCAATCCAAGATAGATATATAACTCTTTCTATTAGAATTAGTCTCAGAAATAACGTACCAATAGTAACTTACAAACCGGATGAATCTAGTCATAGAATTCTAGGGTATGCTCCTTCTGCTTATGTATGGACGATAAGACCAATTACACCGATTGAAACGTAAAAAAAAATAATTTAAAAGGCATATTTATGATACAAGAAATTTTAAAACTAGGAGATCCTCTATCGACTCCACCAATACTTGATATTACTCTTGATGACGAAAGTGTTCTTATTGAGGAAGTTCTCGAACTAGGTGAAATTGGAGATTTAGGTAACATAACGCTATCTAGCGTTGCAAATAATGACTTTTTGATATACGATAACAGTACTTCTAAATGGATCAATAAAAATTCTTCTGCAGCATTAACTTCTTTAGGTTTGACAGCAACAGCAACTGAGTTGAATATTCTTGATGGAGTTACAGCAACAGCAACTGAATTAAACTATAACGATATTTCAACTTTAGGTTTAGCTGAATCTTCAAAAACATTAACATTTGATGCTAATGGAATAGCCAAGTTGCCTGATAGTTTGAAGCTACAATTTGGTACAAGCTCAGATATGCAGTTGTATCATGACGGTACAAATTCATTTTTAACAAATGCAGCTGGAACTTTAAAGATAGCAACAGAAACAAGTGGTATACCAGTTCAAATAGGACATTCAACTTCTGAAGTTACAATAGGACAAAATCTAACAGTTGTAGGTAATCTAACAGTTAATGGTACAACAACGGCTATTAATTCAACAGTAACCACATTAGACGATCCAATTATTACATTAGGCGGAGATACAGCGCCTTCTAGCGATGATAATAAGGACCGTGGTGTAGAATTTAGATGGCACAATGGATCTGCTGCTAAACTAGGTTTCTTTGGGTATGATGATTCAACTTCAAAGTTTACATTTATTTCTGATGCAACAAATAGTTCTGAAGTATTTAGTGGATCTGCAGGCGATGTTGCATTTGGCGGTGGTGAATTTAGTGGTGACTTAGTCGTAGATACATCTGTATTAAAGGTAGATTCAGCTAATAATAGAGTAGGCATTGGTACAGCTACACCTGCTAAAACATTACACGTTGTAGATACAACTAGCGATGCAGAAATTGCTAGATTTGAAGGCGGTGATGGCAACATTTCTATAAATGGTGGCGCCAAGATTACCTTTTCTAGAAATGCTGTAAACTATTTAACTTGTACAGATATAGCAGGTTCACTTAGACTTGAAACAGGTGGAGCTGGAAACAATAGACTAACAATTGATAGTAGCGGTAATTCAACATTTACTGGCGACGTTATATTAGATAATGCAAAATCATTACGTTTAAGCGAGCTAGACTCTAATGGTTCAAACCATATTTCTATCAAGGCACCTAATGCTGTTACATCTGACGTTACTCTCGTACTTCCAGATGGTGCTGGCACAAACGGGCAAGCATTAACAACTGATGGTAGTGGCAATTTAAGTTGGACAACAGTTTCTGGAGGCCTAGTATCAGCTGACATTACAGGAAAATCTGCAAAGACTACAATAAATGACAATGACTTAGTTGTTATAGCAGACTCTCAAGACTCTAATAACTTAAAAAAGATGACTAGAGCAAACTTTGTTGATGGTCTAACAGCAAATAATACATATTCAGCCAAGACAGCAAACTTTACTGCTGCTGTTAACTATCATTACAGTATTGATACTACAAGTGGTGCTATTAATGTTACTTTGCCGCAACTATCAACAACAACTGCTGGTGAAAGTATTGTAGTTAAATTTAGAAGTGGAACAAATTTCTTAACATTAGTTCCTTATTCTGGAAATACAATAGAAGGTCTAAATAATTTAATTTTAACAGATTCAGCTGCTCCTGGTCAAAGTGTAACTTTAGTTTCAAATGGTTCAGCAGCTTGGGAAATAATTTAAGGAGTTAATATGTCTACAGGTATAAAAAAAATAAATGTTGATGAAAATAACAATGCTTTTGCAACAACAACTAAAGTTGCTGGTGACGGTAGTGTTTTTTTAAAAAGTGGTGACGATTATATCTTGCAAGAAGATCTTAGAAACGGAACAGGTATTTTTTTAGTAGATGTTACCGAAACAAATTCATCTGGCGTTCTTACAATAAGTCCACCAGTAAGTGTTTTAACAAATTTGGATTCTAATTTTGAATTAGATTCAAATAATGATATTACACCAAAAACATAGTATAAATAATATATAATAATGTAATCACAAAATTAAAAGGATATAATTAATGGCAAACTTAGTACCAAAGGTCAATAATACTGGTTCGCTCGGAACTAGTGCTAAAAAGTGGAGTAATGTTCATACAACAACGTTGAATGTTGGAGCACAATCTTCTGCTTTAAGCTTGAATTCACAAAAAATAACAAATCTTGCAACTCCAACAGCTGCTGCAGATGCTGCAACTAAAGCATACGTTGACGATGCAGTTCAAGGTTTATCAGCTAAAGACTCAGTTAGAGTTGCAACAACTGCTAATGGAACTCTTGCTTCAGCGTTTGCCAACGGTCAAACAGTTGATGGTGTAACATTAGCAACTGGCGATCGAGTTCTTTTGAAAAATCAAACTGCTGGAGCAGAAAACGGTATTTATACTGTAAACGCTTCAGGTGCTCCAACAAGAGCAGTTGATTTTGATGCGAATGCAGAAGTAGCTAAAGGTGCATTTATCTTCGTAGAAGAAGGTACTTCTAACGCTAATGCTGGTTTCGTATTAACAACAGACGGTGCAATAACACTAGGAACTACAGCACTTGCTTTCACTCAATTTAGTGGAGCAGGACAAATAACAGCTGGTGATGGTCTTGCTAAATCAGGTAATACTCTCTCAGTTGATATTCCAGGCTCAGCTGAAATGACAGGTGACGTGGTTGATACAGACGAACTTCTCATTTCAGATGGCGGCACCTTAAAAAGAGCAGACTTTAGTGTTGTAAGAGATGCAGTCTTTGCTGATGTTAGTGGCAATG